GAGGGCGTCACGAACTGGCACGCGCGCCAATTTATGAAAGCCGTGCAGTGGATCGCGGCCCGCACCGATCGCACGCCAGCTGAGCGCCTTCAGAAAATTCTCGAACTGTCCGAGCTCCCTCGGGGCCCGGTGGTGATGTCCATGTCGAAATTCACGGGCTGGCCTTTGCCGGCGCCCAAACATTGAGAGGAAAGCACGATGTCAGAAAAAGTCTCGCATGGCCCCAACATGTCGTCCAACAGCTCGCCGTTCGGCCTGCTCGGCAACTTTTACACGGTATCGCTGACAGCAGGGACGCTCGCTGTGGGCGCCGATCCCGTTTCGCTGCAAGTCCAGGCTGGTCCGGGCTTCATCGACGTCGATCCACCGGTGCGCTTCACGTCAAGCGATGTCGGGAGCTCGCGGGCTGCTCGCCTCGCCGCGGGTACTTATCGTTGGAAGGTGCCGCTTGGAGGCCACAGTGTCTCGACCGCCATCAACGGCCTCTGAATTCGGAGAAGTGCGTGCGGCACGGACATGGCGCGCACGCAAGGCCGCAGCTTCGATTTAGCCCTTCGGGCTGCGGCCTATTTCACTCGACCACCGGAGCGATGAATGTCGACGGTCTTTAATGGCGCTGCCACTCTTACGAACGCCGCGTCCCCGATCACGGCCTATCCGTTTACGGTCGGATGCTGGGTCATGCCGACCGCGACTCCAGGAGCCGCAGCGGGCGTCTATTCGGTTTGCGACACCGGCGCAGCGGCCAACCTTTGGGGGTTTGCAACGACCGCAGCGAATGCGTGGCGGCTGGACTCCGTAGCTGGCGGATCGGCTCAGTTCACAGATTTTGGCTCAATCACGCTGGGCCATTGGTACTATACGTTGGTGCGGTGGATTTCTGCGACCAACCGCCGAGCGAGCGTCTTGTCAGACGATGGCACGATCAGCAGCGCACAGAACACCGTATCGAGCTCGCCGACCAGCATCGCGCGCATTCAGTTGGGCGACTTCTCAAGCGCCGGCCTGAACTTCACCGGCCGCATCGGTGAGTTCTGGTACACGAACACGGACATCCAGCCAGACGGTGGCGCGCTGGAAAACGAACTGCTGTGGCAGCTCGCCTTGGGCGGCCCGTTCTCAGTGCCGCACATCGCCAAGGACATCATCGAATATCACGGGATGCGCGCGGAGGTTTTGGCCGACAACGGTCCTGATGATTACTACGGCGCTTTCGGTCGTCAGAGCTGGACGGCGGCCGGCACTGTAAGCATCGGCCCGCATCCGCCGCTGCCGTACTGGTACGTCAAGCCAGGGCAGAACCTTCGGCTACTGCCGATTTAGGAGCGGGCCATGGCGATCGGTTTCAGGCCATTCCCCGTCATCGCCGGAACGTCATTCACTTCGACGATCACGGAGGCTGCGTCGGCGACCGATGCGGCGAGCGCCGTTGCGGCCTTCATTTCCGCGATTACCGAGGCGGGATCCGCAACCGAGGTCGAGAGCGCCGTCGCGGCGTTCATCAATTCAATCACCGAGGCTGGGTCAGCGGCAACCACGCAATCCGCCATCGCGGCGTTTGTCGCGTCGGACACCGAGGCCGCCAGCGCCAGCGATGCCGAGGACAGGGCATTCGCAGCGTTTCGGGCGGTGATCGAGGCGGCGACGGCAATCGACACGGTCGATTTTGTCGGGACCGGCATCGCCAGCATCACGGAGGCGGCTTCGGCAGTCGAGTACGTTGCTGCCGTCCTGAAGCAATCTATCACCAACATCCGGCAGACCCAGCCCCAGCTTGAGAGTCTTCGGCAGGCTGCGGCGCAACTTGAGGCGCTGCGGACGTCGGCGCCGCGCCTCGACAAACGGCGGGTGACGGCGCCGATCTTGGAGGATTGAGGCAATGTTCCTCGACAGCCTGGACATCGCCAACCGCGCCTGCTTCCAGTGCGGCGTCGACAACATCGGCAGCATCACCGAGGACAGTTGGCGCAACACGGTCCTGTCTGACGCCTACGACAAGCTGCGCCGGCCAGAACTGCGCCGCAATGTATGGCGCTTTGCCGTGCGCAAGGCTGCGATCCGCGCCATCGACACCACGACCATGCTGCTGCAGCCGTCGCTGTGGAGCAATTCGACGACCTATCTGCCCGGCGCGATCGTCACCGACAGCAATGGGCAAATGTGGTTTTCGGTGCAGCCCGAGAACCTGAACAACCAGCCGGGCCAGTCCGCGGCGTGGGACATGTTCTTCGGCCCGATGACCGTGTCGCTCTACAGCAGCGCGACAACCTACTATTCTGGCGAACTGGTCTACAAAGCCGGCGCCGACCCGGGCAGCTATCGCGTCTTCATCTCATTGCAAGACGGAAACAGCGACACGCCGGACGTGGCGACAGCCTACGACCCGACGGTGACTTACAACTCCGACCAGGTCGTCAGCTCCAGCGGCTCGAACTGGCGAAGCCTGATCCCTTACAACGTCGGCAACACGCCGGCCGATGGCCCGAACGATTGGAGCTCTGGCATTACCTATTCGGCCGGTGCCACCGCGACGGGCTCGGACCATTTCATCTACACGTCGGTGTCGAACGGCAACCTCGGCAACGACCCGACCACCGACGGCGGCGTGCACTGGACGAACACGCATGTGCCGAAAGCGTGGTCGCGCGGCATCGCCATCAACACGGTGTCGGTCAAATGGCGAGAGATCAGCGCGACCATCGCCAACGTCCTGTTTCTCTATCCGCTCGGTTCCGGCCCGTCATCGGACTCGACGACGCGCAACGTGTTTCGAGTGCCGGCCGGCTATTTGAGGCCGGCGCCGCAGGCACCAAAACAAGGCACGGTTTCTCTGCTCGGCGCTCCGTCGAACATCATCGCCGATGATTGGGAATATCAGGGCGACTACATCGTCTCGAATGACGTCGGCCCGCTGATCTTCCGCTTCGTCGCTGACGTGACCAAAGTCACGGCGATGGATGACATGTTCTGCGAGGGGCTGGCCTGTCGCATGGCGATTGCCGCGGCGCCGCGGCTCACGCAATCGTCGGCCAAGCTCAGCGAGATTGAGCAGCTCTACGAGAAGTTCATGCGCGAGGCGCGCATGGTGAATGCGATCGAGGAGACGCCGGTTGCGCCGCCGCTAGACGATTTTCTAGCCTGTAGGGCCTAGCCAGATGGGCGCTGCATCCTTCCTCGTTTCGAGCTTGCTGGGCGGCGAGTGGTCGCAGGCCGCGCAGGGCGCTATCACGGACCCGCGCTACAAGACCGCGATGAACGTCTCGCTCAACGGCTATCCCGTTGAGGCGAGCGCATGGACACGGCGATCAGGTTTCAAATACGCGCAGACCACGCGCGGCGGTGCGGCCGGGCGGGTGATCCCGTTCCAGCGTCACGATGCACAGCCGTACAACATGGAATTCACCGACGGCTATCTGCGCTTCTTCAGCGGCTTGACGCTCGTCACCACGAACGACGATCAGACGGTGTTGGCGGTCTCAAGCGCCAATCCTGCGGTGGTGCAAACGTCAGCGGCGCACGGCTGGTCGACCGGCAACTCCGGATATTTCTCGGGCCTCGGCACGAACAACCCGTTGCTGCAGAACCGCGTGTTCAAGATCACGGTGACGGACTCAACGCACTTCTCGCTGCAGGACGCCATCACCGGCGCCAATATCGATGGCTCGACGCTCGGCACGTTCGTCTCTGGCACGTTCAAGCGCGTGCATGAAGTGACCACCGTTTACGGTCCTGGCTTGTGGCAGAACGTGCGTTCTGTGCAAGCCGAGGACAGTTCTGTATTGCTGCATCCGACGATTCCGCCACAGTTGCTGTCGATCACCGACTCGCGAGCCGGCGGCTTCGGATCGTTCTCCATCACCAACCTTGTGTTCCAGGACGGCCCCTATGCCGACCCTGTAACGGGCGGCGCCACCGTCACGCCATCAGCGTTGACCGGCAACATCACGTTGACCATCGGATTCCCGACCTACGACAGTACCAAGGTCTATTCCAAGGGGGATTTCGCTGCATTCAGCGGCAACAACTATCAATCGCGCGTCGATGCCAACCTGAACAATCAGCCAGACACGCATCCGACCCAATGGCTTGCGGTCAGCGCCGGTATTGCGGTCGGTCCGAACGGCTTCCAGGGCAGCGACGTCGGCCGCATGATCCGGATTTTCTCCGAGCCGCCCGATTGGGCGACTGCCACGAACTATTCGGCCGGCAACGTCGTGAAGTTCAACAATTCGTATTGGACCGCGCTGACCACGATGACCGGCGCGACGCCGACCACGGGCAACATCAACCCGAACCAGCCTGGCAATCTCACCACCACATGGGCCGCGAACCCGAGCGCGGCGATCTGGACGTGGGGCAAGATCACCGGGCTAGGCAATCAGATCAGCCAATCGCTCGCTGGCGTCGCCAACATCGGCGACATGACAGTGTCGGGCGGCCTCGCCGCGGCCTTTGACGGCAACACAGCGCAAACGCTGTCAGCCTCGGCAGAGGCGACTGCGGTCGTGACGCCGTTGAACTTTCTGACGAGCTACGTCGGCCGCAACTTCAGCGGCACGGTCGCGACGGCTTATGCGATCTCGCAAGTCACTGTGTTTCCGTCGACGGACAATGGCTTCTATTCCGGCGGCCAAGTGGCCGACAAAGTTACCATCAGCCTCTATGCCAAGCAGACCGCACCGTCGTCATTCAATGACGGTACGCTGCTCGGAACGACGGGCGCTATCTCCAACACAACGTCTGCCGTGACCATCACGTCTAGCGATCAGGTCACGACCTGGAAATATATCTGGGTTGCTTACGTGCGGCAGAACACGTCGGGCAACAACCAGACGCTTCAGCAAATGTGCTGCGAGCTTCAGTTCTTCGGCCCGACCGGGTCTGGCTCGTCTAACACCGCCGTCACGTTCGAGGTGCTCGGTTCGGCTTTGAAATACACCACGGCGATCCGCACCTGGCGGCTCGGCATTTACAGCGACACGACCGGCTATCCGTCCTGCGGCACCTACCATGAGGGCCGCATCTGGTTGTCTGGCTCGGTGAACAACCGCATCGATGCCTCGGCGCCGAACAGTCTTGTCAATGGCAACGTCAGTTTTGCACCGACCGCGAGCGACGGCACGGTGACGAGCGCGAACGGCATCTCCTACGTCTTCAATTCGCCCGGCGCAAACAAGATTTTCCATATGACGCCGGACCTGCAGGGCATCGTCTGCGGCACCGATGGCGGCGAATGGCTGATCCAGCCGACCGCGCTGAACGAGGCGATCACGCCGACCAACATCAAGGCGCACCGCATGACGCGCATCCGCTGCGCGAACATCGAGCCGCGGCACGCCGAGCATACGACACTGATCGTGCAGAAGTTCCAGCGCAAGGTGGTCGAGTATTTTGCCGACATCTATTCCGGCAAGTTCTCGGCGCCGAACCTGAACCTGTATTCCAAGCACATCACGGTGAGCGGCATTCAGGAGATTGCCTATCAGCAGGAGCTGACGCCGATCCTGTGGGCGAGGCTTGGTAACGGCAGCCTGATCGGCATGACCTACAAGCGCGAGACGCTCACCACGTCGCAGGGGCCGGCGTTCTTTGCCTGGCACCGGCACACGCTCGGCTCTGGCCGCACCGTGGAGTCGCTGGCCGTCGGTCCGAGCGTTGGCGCGACGACCGACAGCCTGACCGTCGTCACCAACGACGCAGCCACAGGCATTCGCCATGTCGAGGTGCTCGGCGATCAGTTCGACGAAACTGACGTGATCACCACGGCCTGTTTCCTCGACGATGCGGTGGCGGCCTCGAGCTATTCGACCGGCACGATCACCGGCGGCGTGCAGGGCGTCACGATCAACGGGCTGTGGCACCTGAACGGCAAGACGGTGACGGTGTTTGCTGGCGGCCTGGACGTAGGCGACTACACCGTCTCGAGCGGATCGGTGCAAGTTCCGTTTGCGCCCGGATCGCAGACCAACACGCTGTTCACGTCGAGCTTCGTGTCGGCATTCTCGGGTGCGATGCCGATCTATGTCGGCTTCACCTATACGTCCGACGGTCAACTCGTGTCGCCCGACACCAACCCGGAAAGCGGGGCGCGCAACGGTCCTGGGTTCGGCAAGGTTCGGCGGCTGCACAAGTTCGCTGCGAGCCTCGTCAACACGCAGGGCATCTACTTCGGCACCGACTTTGCCAAGCTCAACAAGGCGACGCTGAAGACTGACGGCGGCACGCCGCTTGCCGCGAACGTGCTGTTCTCTGGCGTGCACAAGGACACGATCCGCGACGGCAACGAGGACTACACCGGCCGGCTCACCTGGCGGATTACGCGGCCGTTCCCCGCGATCATCGCCGGTATCGGTGGCTTCCTCCAGACTCAGGATGAGTGAGCCATGGCATTCGGCACGGGCACCATCAATGCTTTCGGCGGGGCGGTCAGCGACATCCTGGGCGGGCAGTCGCAGGCGCGCGGGCTGCGGATCAAGGCGCAGGGCAACCTGGTCGAGGCCGAGAACTACGA